GCCTTAGCTTTCTTGAGTTCTTCTTTAGGTCAGTCTACTGCAGGTGGACTGCTCTTTGATGCCAAAGCATTCTTTACGTTACCTAATGTTTCAGCAGTTGGTGCTAATACTATACTGTTTGACGCCCAAGCATCTACTGCTATTGTAGGATTGCTATCTACTACCAGTATTAATGATATTGTATCTAAGGGTGCAGCTAATATAACGCAACCTCCTGTTACAGCAACATTCACAGCAGGTACGTTAGACTACCAAGGCATAGCTCATATAAAACCTACAGGTGCTTTTGTAACAGGCACAGCTGGCGACTTTGGAGATGTGGACGCACAGGCAAACATTACCACAGTAGGTACTAGCAGCACTACTGCAGTAACAGACTTTGCTGATGTTACTGGTGGAGCTAACGTAACACCTTCTAGTGCTACTGCTTTCCTCACGATCTACATAGGTGACTTTGCTGATGAGGACGCACAAGCTACAGCGTTTATACCACCTGCTATAAGTGTAGCTAGTGTCAAAGACGTTGACTTCTCAGCCCAATCTAATATAACTACAGGTAGTACATCTGCTACCTTTAGCATTTCTACAGTAGAAGGTGAGGGACAAGCTACTGCTACTTTCTCTGGTACACTAGCTAATATTTATAATGGCCTAGCAGATCCTACTGCTGTAAGATTTCCATATCAAGACTTTTCTAATGATTATAGTAGAGTCAGGACTACCTACTTAGTAGGTTACGAAAGAAATAGAACTGTGCATATAACAGAAGAAAACAGAACAGTTTATATATTAAAGAACGAGGGTTAAGCATGTCGTATAAGTGGCCTGACAAGGATAAAGATGAGTTGTTGGACTATAGCATTGACTGGTCTCGTTTTCTTAGTAGTTCTACCCTTACAGGGGATGATACTATAGGTTCGGTAAATTGGTACATTTATGATGCAGATGGTACTAAAACTGAGGTGTCTGATTCTCAGGTTGTTGATGGGTTACAATTTGTAACAGGTACAATTGATGAGGAGACAAATACTATTGCAACTATACGTCTATCCTTAGGTACAAATAATAAGAGATACAAAATTGCGTGTCATATTACTACAGGGTCTAGCCTAGAGTATGAGCGTAGTGTATTCATACGCATTAAGGAGAAGTAGAGATGGCATATAACTATTTAGAGTTAGTTAATGACGTTAATCGTAGACTGAACGAAGTAGAACTAGATGCTAATAACTTTGGTACTGCTAAAGGATATTACAGTTTTGCTAAAAATTCCGTTAATGCAGCTATTCGCCATATTAACCAGGAAGAGTTTGAGTGGCCTTGGAATCATGCAGAAGAGACAGAAACTCTAGCTGTAGGTGAAGTACGCTACAGTATGCCTTATGACAGCAAAACCATAAATATGAACACATTTCGTATCAAACGTGATGTGAGCCTTGACGTAGAAACTATTAAGTTAAAACCTTTATCTTATGAAGAATGGCTTGACAAGTTTGCTGATTACGAGTATAACTCTGAGGCAGGTGTACGTACAACACCCAGATACGTAATACGCACACCAAGTAGAGAGCTTATATTTTCTCCTCCACCTGATAAAGAGTATGAGGTTATATATGAGTACTTCCGCACAGGGTTTGAGCTAGAGGTCAGTACAGACGTACCTACACTTCCTGAGCAGTATCGCTACACTATCGTAGATGGTGCTATGTACTATGTCTATCAGTTTCGTGGCGACACACAGGCTGCACAATTATCACTACAGAAGTTTGAACAAGGTATTAAACAACTCCGTAGCTTACATATCAATCGCATTGAAGGCTTGCGAGACACGAGAGTACATTTCTAATGGCTACACAGTGGCAGACATTCCCTATTGAGTTTAATGGTGGACTAATATCCAATCTAAGCCCTTTACAACAGGGTACTAATGCTGTGGGTTCTGCTACTTTACTGCAGAACTTTGAAACATCTAAATTAGGCGGCTACTCTAAACTAAAAGGTTATGAAAAGTATAGTACTATTCAAGTACCTGGAACTGGTCCTATACTGGGGCTAAAGGTTATAAGCTCAGGGCGTATTGTTGCCTCTCGCAAGAATGCTACCAACAAGACTGAGTACTACTTCAGCACAGGTACTACTTGGACAAGCATAGCTGAGACTGCCCTTACTAATGGCAAAAAAGCTAGAAGCGTTCTGTATAATTTAGGGTTGTCTGACAAGGTAATATTTGTTGATGGCGTAAACTTTCCTGTTATATACAATACAGCAGGCAATACTATTGTAAAATTACAGAATACAGATGTTAATGTTGATGGCTACACAGGAACAAACGACCCATTGGCAGCAGAGCATGTAGCTATCTTTAAGAGTACAGCTTTTTATGCTAAAGGTAACACTTTATTTTTCACTGCACCCTTTAGTGTAGATGATTTTAGTGCAGCTAATGGCGCTGGTAGTATTAGTGTATCAGCAAACATCACGGGTCTAGCCATCTTTCGTGATCAACTTATTATATTTACTACTAACACGGTACAGCGTTTAACAGGTAGTACCGCTGCAGACTTCCAAGTATCACCCATTACAGATCGTATAGGTTGCATTAATGGTGACACTATACAAGAATTTGGTGGCGACATTATCTACTTAGCCCCTGATGGTATTAGGCTTTTAAGTGCGACAGATCGTATTGGTGACTTTGGATTAGACATTGCATCAGACAAAATAGCAAAAGACAGCATAGCCTTTCTAGGTAGTACCCCTATATTCTCTTCTGTAATTTTACGAGAGAAGGGCCAATACAGAATATTTGCGTACATAGAGTCTGAAAATGTTACATCTGCTAAAGGTCTTATAGCTACTAAGTTTATATCTCAGGGTGGTACTGGTGTTAATTGGTCTACTACCAAAGGCATAAAGGCGTATGCTTCTGATAGTCGTTACACCAATACAGAAGAAACTATTGCTTTTTCTAATAGTGACGGTTACGTTTATATAATGGATACAGGGTCCAGCTTTGATGGCGCAGCTATTGAGGCTATCTATGAGTCTCCGTTCATGCCCCTAACAGATCCACAGGTTCGTAAATCTTTTTATAAGATGACACTTTATGCTCAGCCCTCAGGTAATATGAGCCTAGACCTCAACCTAAAGTATAACTTTGATTCTTCTTCAGATCTCACAACAGTACAGCCTGATACACAGCAAATCGTTGGTACAGGTACTTCAGTATTTATATATGGGGATTCAAAATCTTTATTTGCATCTTCAGATAGAGTAGCAGATAACTCAAATTTAGTAGCACCTGCAGGTCCGTGGCTAACTTACCCAAACCAAGCTGGCCCTTTTTATAATGAAGAGGGTGAAACATTTTCCCCTGCAACCTACGGTGGTGAACTAGATAATATATACAATACAAATGTTATAGGATCTGGGAAGACACTTGCTATACGTATTGAAGACAATACTACAAATCCTACATTCACTCTAGACACAGCCTTGATAGAGTTCAGCCAAGAAGATAGACAGTAAGGACTAAAACATGTCAGGTTATACACGCACAGACACGACAAACAAAATAGCTAATGGTAATGTTATTGACGCTGATGACTTTGACCTAGAATATAATGCTATTGAAGCGTCATTTAATGCCTCTACAGGACACACTCATGATGGTACTGCAGGGGAAGGTGCTGCTATAACTGTAGTAGGTAGCAGTCAAGAGGTTACTGTTTCTTCAGGGTCTTTAAGGCCTACTGCAGCAAATGTTACAGTAGACTTAGGTACAACAGGAATACCCTATAAGGAAGCTTTTATTAAGAAGGCTGTTCTTTCTGGTCCTACAGATGCCAATCAAGTAACACTAGCTGTAACAGGTAAGACAACTATATCTGGCTTGACTACCCTAGCTTCTGATCTACAGGTTGCAGGTAGTACCATTCTTACAGGTGACTTCACATTAGATGACGACACAGGTGTAGCAGGTAGTAAGTTTCTTGTAGAATACGCTACAGGTAATACCTCCTTGGCTGGTACTTTAACTGCAGATGGTAACACTACTCTATCGGGTACTCTAGATGTAGCTGGGTCTATAACTGGATCTGGAAATTTTACCATTGATAATGGCGCAGACCCAGAGGTAAACAAATTTACTGTTGCAGCATCCAGTGGTAACACTGTAGCAGAGGGTACTCTAGCCGTTACAGGAGCGGTAACAGCTAAGGCAGGCATCACTACAGGGATATCTAATGATGATGGTGATTCTAGTATAGGCGGTACATTAGTTGTATATGATGTTCTGACAGCTGATGCAGGTATTAATGTAGATAATATTAGTATTGATGGCACTACTATAGCCCTAACTACAGGTGACTTACTCTTTGACATAGCAGGGGATGCAATTGTAGACGTTAATGGAAGTGACATTATCTATAAGAAGGGTGGTACAGAACGCTTTAAGCACAGGATAGCCACAGACAATACAATAGAACAGTACGTGTGGGACACGGCGGCAGCAGGCGGTGCTGCTTGGGTTAA